TTCGACGAGACGCATAGGCCCTAAGCCATTTTTGCCGCTCTTTGGTGTCGGAGAGAAGGTCGCTAAACTCGGTCGAGTACTGATAGTTTTGTCCACCGGTGCCGCCTAATTCATAAGTGACGCAAAGCCAAGGCTGATTCCAGCCGCGGATCGGAAGCATCGGATTAAACTGATCATTTGCCGTGCAGACTTCAACGATCGTCCATTGAGTGGTGTAATTTCCTTGATCGTACATCCGGCGCACGTTGTAGGAAATATTGTCCCAACTATAAGAGCCGTCGGGCATCTTCACGCCGTATTGCTCAACGATAGCTTTCACCGTGAGGTTCATCTCGCGGACCATCGTGGCGGCTTCATTGAGACCGTTGTTGATCAAATAATAAGATCCAGGAATCAGAGTGTGGTAAAAAGGTCCCACCTTACGCTCTTGAATGTAGTGCGCGCCGGTGTTGAAAACTCCATAGTCCTGATAGAACTGAGCTGCAGAGTAATAAAAATTGGACGCAGCCAACACGTCATGACAGCGGTTCGTATAGCGCTGAAGCCAGAGATGCACTTCCGGCCGGTCGTTGATGTCCTCGTTTGATGTCGCGAAGCGGATCCATGGTCGCGAAGACGAAGTATTCCCCTCGAGAAAACCCGCCGCGAAAGAGCGCAAGGCTAAAAGATGCGTGGCGTCAACTATGTGACGGTTATTCCGCAGTCCCTCGAGCTGGCCGTTGCCGACCATAAATTTGATGCGGTGAGGAGCGGCCCATTTCCCGAGGTCGATCCAATCCCCTTGCGCGCGCAAAAAGCGCTGCTTGGCGAGATTGCGCAAATATTCACAGCGCTGTTTTGAGATCGGTGGATGATTGCGATCGCCGCCTTTTGGCTGCTCATCGACTTTTTTATAATTGTCATTTGGTGAGGAATCGTTCATAAACCTAAGAAATCCTTACTGCCGCCCATATTGAAACCGGGTCCGAGCGCTGTAGGTGTGGCCGTGGTCATATTGATTCCCGATGTCGCGGCTGCTGTTCGAGTCGCAGCGCCGGCGTTGTTTGACGACAACACGTCCGCTTGCTGGCGATTCCACTGCTGTTGAGTGATGAGCTGTTGCGCCTGCGCTTGAGCGTAACTAAATTGGTCTTTGGCGAGGTTGAGCGACGCGCGCGATTGATTGCGGCCGGTGACTTCTCCCGCCGCCTCGTCCATCCATTTAAACTCGCCGCCTTGATTTGTCCATTTGCCGTTATTGTCGAAACCGTAGAAGTTTCCAATAGCTTGCACACCCTTACTGACGAAACTACCAACGTCCGAAAAGGAGCTGCTTACAGATTTACCAATGTCATCGAAAAGACCCATCTATGAAGTCCCTCACACTTAACGGTGACCCTTCTGCAGAAGACAGTAAAGTCTAAAGTTAAAATTAATGATCTGTCAAAAAATTCTTGACTTTAGTCGTACAAATTAGAGTAGGTGACGTCGTCGATATCATAAAGATCGGTCACGTCGTGCTCCGGCATCTTGTACGCCGACTGCCCCGTGAGCAAGTGATTGCCGTCAGCATCGGTCACAACCGCGTTCTCCGGAAGCCTGTCGGTCACCTGCATGGCGCACGTTAGCACGAGAGCGTCGGCGATGTCTGGTGACTGACCAACTCGGTCCTTGATGTCCACCTTAGGTTCGACGGTTTTTTTCATCGTCACCTTATGTCTGGATCCTCTAGCCCAAGTGAGCTGCTTCGCTGTGATCTCCAAATCATCCGGATCCCTAGTCGTCAGCACGCCGCCTTCTATGAGCAATTTATTGAGCTCGTGGTACATCTGCGCGCGGATATTTGCGTACTCAGAATCCTTCGACTCCGGCGTGTCGGTCGGTTTGTTGGCGAACGAAATTAAAAACCAACTTGTCTTCCCGGCGTTTTGCGCCATCGAATAAATTCCAGTTCCCTCTCCTTGATCGATAAAAACAGCGTCGGCCCCAATGTCCTTCTCATAGTGACAAAGCTTTTGAAAAGTGAGCGTGTGATTTTCTTTTTGCGACCGATCGAGTTTATATTTCTCGAGCACGCAAAGATGGTGCCCCTGCCGCATGGCAATTACCGTCTCGTCGCCGCCCTGCCAAGCCGGGTCGCAGGTCAAGAGACAAGGAAGGCTTGCCACTGTTCCGGCGTCAAAATGTTTTCCTCGCTCAATAGCAGCCGAGACATTTTCGGTTGAAATGATGGAGTCTTTCGCTGTTTTTCTCGGCAGTCCTCGCACGCGCACTCTAAAATCATCATGGTCTTCGTTACCGTTACATTCACGGAGCAAATCATCAATCCAGCTTTTATCCATGTGGCCCAAGGTACGGGTATCGATTCGCTTGGAATGCCACAAAGGTGATGACATGAGCTGCTCGAATTTAGAGGTAGGGTCGTCGGAGTTGCCAAACGCCATCCAAATTTTGATGGTAAGCGTGTCTCCGAAGGCTCCATTTGCGTATTCGAATATTTTAGCCGGAATGCCTGGCGCTTCCTCAAACACATAAGATACAGCTCGCCCTTTGTTGTGAAGCCCAGAAATAGCTGCGGGGGCTTCCTCGGACCAAGTGAAGGTGTCCGTCCGCCATGTGGACGCAAACTTTGGATTGCGCGCTTTAATAGACGTCCCAAACTTCTCAAAAAACACCTCCGAATACCGAGCGTTTCTAAACCAAATGTCGTACTCAGGCCACACGGTCGCCTTCATTTGAGGGTCAGTGTTGGCTGTGATCCTGGCCCTGAGCTGCTGCGTGTACATGAGCATTAAAATTGTCATCGCGCCAAAGGCCGTCTTTGCGGCCCCGTTGCCTGACGAGATGATCAGCCGGTAAAGTTCATAACGCGTTTCAGGATTGGTCAAGTGTTTAGAGAGCTTCTCCCACTCCTCCATTTGCCAGTCGTAGGGGGCCATGGCCTCGAGCTCGTGCCCCTTTTGTCCGAACGGAAAGATATGGTAAACCAAGCGGCAAAAGTCATAGCGATTTTTATTTAGTCCGGCTTTGAACGCCGCCAAGTCATCTGGATTAATTTGCGCCATCAATGGTCCACGGTTTTAAGGGTTTCGTCCAAGTCCTTTTTCTCGCATTCACTTTCAAGTAGGTCCGCCAGATCCCTAAGCGTCTCGATAAACATACGATTTGTCCAAAAGTCAAACTCCCGGCCCTCGAGCAAAACCAAGGTGAGAGTGACGGTCTTGTCGTCCGCTAAGTCGCTCATACTCCCCACTTCTCAAGCTCTTTGTCCCACACGAAATATTGCCAATGGCGGAATGCGGACCACCACTCAAGCGCTTGTTTATACGTCCAGCCCTCATAGCGCATTTTGATGACCGCGCCCACAAAACCGGTGCGATCTTGACCATGCTCACAGTGAATAAATGTAGGCATTCCATCGGCCACTAATTTTAAAATTTTATCGACGTAGTCTTTGTCCGGAGCTTGGATCGCCGACATCGGCATATTGTACTCTGCCATTCCAAACTCACAGGGGAACTGGAACATGACGCTGTCGCGCTCATTCTCGTAAACTTTTAGAGCCTGATAGACTCCAGCCTCAAGAGAAATAATCCGCTTGATCCCCTCAGCCCTAAGGTCGGCCAAATTTGCCGGCCGAGGCCCTCCCCACACTTTATAGTGCTCGGAAATGATCACTTATCCGCCACGTCTTTGCAGTCTTTAAACCTGGCCGTAATCCCCTTGATGTCGGTCTTCTCTCCCCTGACCAATTTACTCATCACCGATTGGTCCATCCCCAATTCCTTGGCCGCTCGATTCCCCGACGGATATTCCGTCTCGATCCCATCCTTCACCACTACTACCGGTTTCGCCTTCGCCATGCTCAACTACCTCCCTTGAAGCCATTAGTTTCAATCGTTCCTCGGCTCTATTATTAGATTCAAGTAAAACCTCTTTCATATTCTCAGTCACGTCATGCGTCACAACCGTAGTCTTTTTAAATACATTCTTCTCCGGCCCCAGCATCTCATTGGCTTTCATCTTGTCCCATAATTCAAAGTCAATAATTTGACCGGTGACAATTCTCATCCCGTTGGCGTCTTCTCCATAAATATTCTTTACCTTCATTTTTTTTATCGCGCGCCGAACTTCCGGTCTGATCTCGCGCAAATGTGTCTTCCACGAGCCGTCTGGATTTTGAAACTCCACCGGGTCGACGTCAGCGATCTCTTTGACTCTCTCGACCACGTCGTGTGAGTCATAGCCGTACTTTATTATCGCACGTTGCGTGATGGCCTCAATGCAGGAGTGTATGTCCGGCCGCGACCTCCAGTAAGCCCCCGACCCGCTAAGCCCCGACTCTCTCTGCGCCTGGGACGCATTCCGACAAGTGCAATATGCCAATATGAACCGCAGAATCTTCTCACTCTTAAAGTGCTCAGGAATTAAATAAGTCTTAAAGATGAGCCTCACGTCATCGTCTTTAAGCCTAGGATCCTCCTCAACCATCACCGGGTCTGGATTGCCAAATGGCATCTCCCTATTGTTCTGAAACGGCGGTTTTGGAAAAGGTTTACTCTCCGACATATATATATAGAGTGACCTAACTAAAATCCGTGTCAAGTCTGGACTCCTCAATCGCCGCTACAATGTTAATCTGTTACAATGACATACCTATTTGCTTGGCTCATTGCTGATTTTATCTCTGGAGTGGTGCACTGGTGGGAAGACAGATCCTCCACCACCAATTCCAGTATCGCTTTTCTCAATCAAGTCCGCCTCGACAATGAACGCCATCACAAAATGCCGGGCTATCTGACGCGCTACTCGTGGTGGTCCAATATCAACACCACAGCGCCCTTCGCATGGACCGCCGCAGTCATTTCTTTTTTCCTCGGCGCGCCTGACCTCATGTGGCTCGTCCTCTTTTTCCTAGGCTTTGGAAATCTCGTCCACCGCTGGGCTCATGATTCTAAATCGCGCCGCCCTTATATAGTGCGAGTGCTACAAGCCATTGGCCTACTGATCTCAGAGAATCATCACGCCGGTCATCACTTCGAAGGTGTTCATTTGGTTAAGCGCGAGGAGAGCCGTTATAGATTTTGCGTTATGTCGAATTGGCTGAATCCGTGGTTAGATGCTGTAGATTTTTGGGGAAAACTTGAGAGACTTCTACATTGTATATCTGGTAAAAAATTATAAAATTTTATACATTGTATATAGTTGAAAATATTTATCAAAATTTTCCCATAATTTTATACATTGTATATAGTTGAAAATGTTTATCAAAATTTGCCTAGGTGTGGGGATGGACCTTATAAAGATTTTCCGGATCGCGTTTTTTGCTCCAGGGGGTGGCCGTTTTGTTTTCGGTTTCTCATTTTCTACATTGTATTGCGGACGTAAAAAACCCCGACGTCGCCGACGCCGAGGCTTACAGCTCGAAAGGATACGAGCCGATTCTATTTACATTTGGAATAGCACGTCTGATACGAGGCGAGAAGCGGCGAACAGATCCGCTCACATCGCATTAAATCATCCGCGGTTTTAAAACTAGTGCACCCGAACATAAGGACTAAGACGAATGCGCTCAATAGCGAGGCTATTAGGACGTGGGAAATACTCACGGTCCCGTATCGCATAGCATCCATGCGTCCCCGCCGGTGATCCAATGGATGAGACACGTTTCGCCGTCGTCGTTCTTTTCAATTGCCACGCGGTCTAATACAAAATGCTGAAACAATCCGGTGATTACCACGAGCGTAAAAATTAAAATATAGCGTCTCATTATTTGCGCTTCCACGAGCAATTGCCGGACTTGGCCTTGCAATTATAAGTGACCTCTTTCCATTGGTACACGGCGGCCGCTTTCCCGTCCTCAGTCATTGCATTTTTAATGGGTTTACCCTGTTCAATCTCGTGGTCGATAGCGAGGCGTTGCGCCTCCATTGCTGAGATTACCTTGGTCGTACCCTTAACGCGGAACTTGGCTACGCCCGAATCATCGTCCATGGTGACCGACGCGTGAGCGTGACCTGAGATTACGAGAAGCATTGAGATTACGAGGCCGATAATACCGGCGGTTAACTTAGACATAGTGCATCCTTTGTTGACTTAGGAGAATTCCTAGAGTCGGTACAGTTGAGCATGCTAATATCGTGCCGCGTTAAAATCAATATACATTGTTTTAAAACCTTATACATTGTAGAACTTTTATACATTGTAGACGTTAATTATAATCCGCGAGGCTTATTTATGATTATACATTGTATAAATTGCCAAATGATGATTTTAAAATTGAAATACATTGTATGATTTTAGAGAATTTGCTACCAATTTGAGAAATTATCTACAATTTTATGTTGGTGGAAAATTTTTTACCTAACAAATTATTTTGCCAAATCAAATGAGCGCCGCGTTATGCTATTGACAATCTTTCTCACCAAATGTTAACATGTGGGAGTTATCTCCACCGCAGGAGGCGAGCGCAGCCTTCAGCAAGCTTCGTCCGCCCTCTGTGCTGTAGATACGGGCACCCACTAGTTAGGCAGCGCGTCAAACAATAAAAATACAATGTAACACCACTTGACAGCCCAATCTACATTGTATTACTCAGTCACAATGGAAGAAACGCAATACATTGTTTATAGTGAAGCGAGCGTGGTATGAAGCTTGAGCGGATCCCAATGAATCTGCTGTTCGCCGTCATGTGCGAGGGATGCCGCCTTAAGATCCACAATACAATAGTGCGCTGTCAGAACTTGGGCGTGAAGGTGCACGAGGTGGAGCTGTGCGCTTACTGTGAGGATAGGTTGCGGCCGAAGGCATTGGAAGAGGACTTTAAACTGGAGGTGCAGGATGATGAGAGCGATGATAATTAGCGGAAGTGTCGGGCTTATGACCGTCATGGTTTTATGTTGGCTATTGGCGCAAGGCTTGATTGCCGTGGGATGGGCGCTATGAAGAAAACAATTGAGGATATAAATAAAATGTATTTTGAAGCGATAGCGATTGAGAAACAAATGAATACTAAAAGTGAGATGGAGGCTTTAGCCGGCGACGTGGTTTCGAGCCGCCGCATTCGTAATGAATGGTACTTACTGGAAGATAAGTTAAAAGAAAAGCTTCGCGCCATTTGTTCGGAGGATTTTATTTTAATGACCAAACCGAAACTAATTAAGTTCTTAGTGCTTTGCTGTTCACATCGACCTGTCGAGCCGGTTTGGGTTTTAACAGATATTTCAATTCAATATAAGGAGATTTACCCGTGCGAGAAGTCAGTCAAGCCGTCGTAGAATACCGGCAAGAGATGAAAACCAAGAGAGCTTTGGAGACGATTGCGTTTTTGAAGGGATTGAAGCCTGGGACCGTGCTTTATCAGTCGTGGGGTTATGACCAAACCAACGTCGACTTCTATGAGGTGGTGGAGGTCAGAAACAGCACGGTTTGGCTTCAGGAAATTGGATGTAAGACCGTTGAGGGGTCGGAAGGTAGAGATTGTGACTACGTGATGCCGGACGCATCGGTGAAGGTTAAAGAGCCGTTTAAAAAGATAGTTCGCTCGCCGTGGATTGCAATGACAAGTTATTCATCGCTCACGCTTTGGAATGGCGAGAAGAAATATAGGAGTTGGTATGCCTAGGAAAATAGGAGCTCTGCACGTCACGCGGATCAAGAGGCCGTTTGTTAACGGCGCGCATATTCATTTTAAAGGCAAGGTGCGAATTGAGGTCACTTCATATTGGGGCGATTCGATCAACATTCGAGTGTACCGGAAAAATAAATGCATCTCTGACGCGAGGGTTTACATAAAATGAAGGGTAAAGCACATTCAATTCCGACGAATCACGTTCAATGGGTCAATGGCTTTAAAAGCAATATGCCGGACTGGCCGTCGGCTAGGAAATGCGCGATTGCGGACAAGATGCATTACACTTTAAGCCGCGTGCGCTCGATGATGTTCGCATTAGAGAGAGCCGAAAAAGAGCAGGATTGCAATGTGGTAATCAGCATGATGTTGGCGGATCCGTCGTGGAAGTCCGTCTTTGACTCGGTTTACGAGTGTGTGGACATTTGCGAGGGAATGATGCAAGACCGGATTGATGAGCATGTTTTAGAGATTAGGGGAGCGCCGGATTTTGTGAATTTGAAGACTGGCGAGGAGATTCACGTCAAGACGATGCCTGCGCCCACCGTTGAGAATCATCAATTGGATGCTTATCGGATTCCGTCGGAAAAATTGACAGGCGCGCCGACAACTGCCGTTGAGATGCGCGAGCGAATGCCTTCAGGATATGACCCTGATTACGATGCTAGAGTTGATAAAATTATGAAAAAATTTCCCAAACCGCCGGGCGTAAAATGATCAAATATCTAGTCTGCTGCACGGACCACCGAGAAGCGATCATAGTTTGCGCGACATTTTACTTCGAGGAAGAGGCGAAAGCATTCCTCGAGGAAAACCCGACATACTTTCTTTTGACGGTGGCGGTAAAATGAGCGACGAGAATCTATGCGTGTTCATGGGCCTCAGATGAATAAAATGTCAAAACCCCGCGGCGGCTGGACAACTCGTGAAGCGCCGAAGTGGATCCGGCCGCGCAAATATCCATGGCTTTTCGACATTAGAGACGGCGCTTATGGTCAGTGCGAAGCCTGCTCGAGAGTGGCTACGAAACTAGTTTATTACTTGGAGCGTGAGAACCAAGAATTTTTGTCGACTCTCGTTCTTTGTGCTGGACACGTTGGTTTGGTGCGCAATAATTGGTCGGATCTGTTTAAGGCAATCGATCTTAAAATAGACAGGGGAATGAAATGATGTGGCAATATATCACGGAAAAGTTAGATCTTGAAAAATGGAATCGCCTTGGTAGAGACGGATGGGAACTGGTTTCGGTCACTGAAGTTTTTAATAGTCAAGACGCTCAGACGGAAACTTGGGGATATTTTAAAAGGATTGCGGAATGAGACGCCGGCCGCCGTGGTTCAAAAAGAAAAGTTCAGTTGAAGCCGCGAAGGATTTTGTGGGCGTTAAAATCAGTATTCCCAATGAACAATATAAATTTTTATGCAAATTGTCGGAATCGACCATGCTGCCTCTTTCGAGATTGATTAGCTACGCCGTCGACAACGAGCGCGATTCGCGGACACCGTTTTATTATCCGGCCGCTGAGCCACAAACTATCTATGTGCCGCACGCCTATACCGACGAGGCGCAAAATATTTTCGCTTTCATTCAGCGTTTTCCGTCAGGTATCAGCCGGGACAATTTGCTGATTTTTCGAAGGCAATTTGGCGTGCCCAATAAATCAGTGGTGCTATTGGCTTTACGTGAATTACTGGAAATGAAATTGGTTTTCGAGACGGCCGTTAAGCCGCCAGGGCAGGTCTTTGAATTTGGTCCCGACCATAAATGGATTAGAGTTAAAACCAGGAACACGGACGTCATCGATAGAAAGCGAAAGAAGTTAGAACAGCAAAAAAATAAGATCAAAATGGCTGAAGAAAAATTGTCGGTTGAAGAATTTTTGGCTTATCGTGAAAAAGTCCCCGATGACGTGAGACAGAGAATTAATGAAAAATTGGAAAGAGATAAACAAGAAATAAGGAGCAAGTATGGCGGACCCGCTGGGAAGAAAACACACGACGATCCACAAACCGAAGAATAGACACCACGTCGACTCGATCTGTGATCACATTTTAACTCACGAAAAGACCGACTTCCACCACGGGAAGCGCAAGCCCTCGGCGCAACATGTCTATTTCGACGCCTTTGCCGTGATGTACGGGGTCGAGGAGGCTTGCAAAATGCTCGACGAGGCCAGAACTAAATGGGAGAAGTCATGAACGCCATGGACCTGCAGAAATTCTTAACTAAACACAAGATGGAATACAGCCAATTGGCCGATCTAATAGGTCTCACGCCGGCCGCGGTGAACCATTGGCTTACCGGCGCGCGTTCGATAGCGAAGCCATACGGTCGTTTACTAAGGCTTTTTGACCGCCATCCTCAACTCATGTCGGAGTTTCGCCAATGATTGACCGCATCAAAGTCGACGACGATGGGCGTCTGCTTTACGATAGTAATAAAAAGCAGGCCGGCGACGGCACTACCGCCGAGGGGGCTAAAACTTGTACAATCCCCCAGGACTCAGAGTTGGAACGGACGCCAACGGTGGGGCACTCTGCTGCGCCGGAGCTCATTGTTTACCGAGAATTCGACGATGGATCCGACGAGATAGGCGTTTTGACCTATGACACGCACGGGTTTTGGATTCACGTCGGGGATTTTGATTATTATCTTTGCTGGCCTCAGGCGAGAATATCGGACGTTCCATTTATGATTTTAGGGCAATTATGACAGTTGAACAACAGAGATATTTTGATTCAATATTGGACCGAATGCCTGAAAAACCAGGCTATGAAAAATGGGTTTGCGGGAGTCTTTTTCATTGCGATCCTGACATTCACCAAATGTTCGATGAATGCCCACAATGCCATCAACTTTTTCACCCGGAGACGGGTTATAAACTTAAAGATTCTATGGGAGAGTCGAAATGAGAGACGCAATCGGTACAAACAAAATATTCAAAGACCAAAAGCTTCGCATTGAAGGCGAACTAGCCGAGGTATTTGGCCCACAGCCCGGCTATGGTCGCGCCGATATTCCTTACCTCGCGTGTCGCGGAAACCCTGCGGCTATCAATGCGCAGGAGCGAGAGAAGTATACGATTGATGACGAGCCGTTTTATTATGCCAAGATGGGCGCGCTGGGTTACATCATTTCTCATAAAGACTTCAAGTTTACAGATCCTAAAGGGGAATCTGGAAAATGAAACTCCTCCTCGCTTTGGTCATGACCGCGCACGCCGGATGGTGGAGAGAATTTTGCACCAAACATTTAATCGCCGATGACCCTTACCAATTTGAGTCGACGCCGGTAGAATGGGTCAAAAATAGAATTGATTTTTTAGAAGTGCGGGAAAAGTGGAATGCTTTGACGCCCGACGAGGAAATAGAGCTTAGAATTATGCGAACTGAGTTGAAAAAGAGGTCTAACTCTCCCGGCCCTCGGCGTCCGTAATGGTGTACACTTTTCCGCCGGCCATTTGGTCAGGATTCTCAATCAATTTAACTTTTTCGCCGAGGTGACCTTGCAGCTCAATGAGGTGGAGCGCGTCCTCCGTGCGCGTTTTGGAGAGCGGATCGCCGCAGGTTTTGAAGTGTGCGACAATCGCGGCCCGGCTGGGGAATCGATTGGTTTCACGGACTTCCTGCACAAATTGGAAAACTCTTTCAATGTCGGTGAGTTTCTCTTGGGCTTCGCGTGCCTTCGCATCCGTCATATGCTTGCGGGTAAAGAGGAATCCGTCCCGCAGGATCAAAAATGGTTTGTTATAGAGTGGAGATCCATCGCTGAACTTATTCACATTGCAAAGCATCGCGCTTTGTTTTTCAGTGAGGGTTTCACCGCTCAATTCACTGTACTCCTGATCACTGATCGAACGCAGCGTTCGAGAGACCCTCGAGTGCGATGGCAGTCCGGTGCCGCCGCGACCGGCAAATTGCGTCATGTCCTTTTGCGAGCTGGCCTGTTTACCCATGTGGTTTATCATTTCAACACAGGCTCCGCTCCGTTCAGCCAATTCGGCCATAAATTTGGATACAGCTTTAGCCATATCGTTGAGAGCGGCCTCAGAGCCCCAGAAACTAGAGATCGGGTCGAAGACGATCATTTTAGGCTTGATCTCGTCGACCGCCACCATGATTTTTTCCATGGCGACGGCATTTGGCATTAAGAAATTGGTCATGCGGTCTTTGACAATTAAACATAAGTCGGAATCTTTTTTTATGTAGATTGATTCGAGGACTTTTTCGATCTTTTCGTTGAAGGCCGGGTTTTCTGTAAACCCCATTTGTTTGAGGATTTGGCCGAGCATCGCTTTAAGTTTTTTATCCGTGTCTTCGCCAGTAACAAATAAGGTTTTCCCCGGTGCCACACAATTAAATCCGAGGAAGCGCTCCCCAAGCGCGAGACACACAGCCTCAAAAAGTTTAAGCGTTGTCTTTCCTGTGCCGCCGTCAGCGGTGGTGATGTGAATATCCTCAGTCGACCAGTCCTGAAAGAGCTGCATTTTTTTGAGTTTGGTGTGGTCAAACAATTCCTCCCTTGTAGTTTTGAGCGGCATCCAAGACGGTCCGCGGGGATCTGGGATAGGTAAATGAGCCACCGGCGGTTGTGCGTTAAACGGATCGTTTATGGGCTTTTTGCCCCCGCCGGCGAGCCCAGAATCAATCGTTGCTTTTGCCTCGTATCCTACAATTCCGCAAGCTTGGGCAGAGCGCATCAAAGCGTCGAAAACGTATTCCCTGGTGATTGAACCGCTTGCAACTAGCTGGCCGAGCTTGAAGGCTTCCGTGTTGAGCGTGTGATTTCTCTCTCCCACCGGGGCATCTCGGATAATGTCGAGGGATCTTTGAATAAGTCCCGCTGCAATTTCCGGAGAGACCCGGATCGTTGACGTGATCTGCCCGACGGCGGGAGCTTGTGTCGCGAGACAGGAGCTTGTGAACCATGGCGGTGGATCTGCCAACGGTTTATTGATTTCGCTTCCATACCATATGATGTAGCCGCCATCACCGCGCGCATCAAGACCTGCTGCGAACTTAGTGCGATTCCCGTATCGTTGTCCGTCGGCGGGATATTTATAGATGTAGTGAGCCCCACCGGAAGGTGTTCGCTGAGTTGGGGTGTCGGGCAGTTCTTTTCCTTTGATCGTTTCATATCCATTTCCTTTCACATCCACATCTAAAACCAAAATTCCATTGGCGGGACCTGTCGGAACTCCCCAATGCGTGAGCTTTCCGCGGAATAGATCGGCCCACATCCGATGCACTTCCGGATCGGCGGACGCGTCGGCCTGCCAATTCTTAATGAGCGGCACTTTTCCAGCCGCGGGGAATATTTTAAAGCTCAAGGCCAAATGGTCTTTTTAAATTCATCGACCGACGTCACAATGCCGGCGATCCCGCCAGCGGCTTTCACCCAAGATACGAAAGCAAGCTGCGCATGAAAGCGTTTATCTTTTTTATGATCAGGTTTTTTAACTTCGATAGCGGTGAAAACAGCGATCGTTTGGCCGACCATTTCTGGGGTGATTTTAACTTGTCGGAATCCGATGAGATCTGAGGACTTAAAGGTGTCGCCGTGCTTTTTTGAGACGTTCCCCAGGCCGAAGAAAACCCAGCGTCCTGTCGCATCTTTGAGCGCGCCTGAGTTATTGCGCATAAGCTGGCATCCATAGAACGGGCCTTCGATTTGGATTCTTTGCTGGATTTCTGATTCATCCATTCCTCCCCCTTTAAAAATCCCCGGCCCAATCGCTACAGCCGGGGATAAAATTTATTTGCCGTCCTTATCGCTGTCTTTCCAAGCTTTGGACTTTTTCATTTTCTTTTTCTTCTTCTTTTTTGCCATGATTGATCACCTCCTCCGCTCCCAGCGTGACAGTAGAGCCTGTAGTTGGTCAATTGACTCCAACATTTCGGCCCTCGTTTGGCTAAGTGCTTCAGTGATCGTCATTTCAAATTGGAGATAAAAAAGCTTGTGAATGTAGCGGTCGGAGTATCCGCTGTGTTTCTGGACTCCGGCCCATTTGGCGATGATATCGACTAGATCTTTTTGCGTATCTATGCGCTCCTGCTGAGCTTTTAAAGCCTTTTTCGCGGCGGCAGGTCCGGCGGCTAGGCTCACCCGCTTGGCCAGCCGGCCGGGGTCCTCGAGCTGAGCTTTCGCCGCCAGTTCATGAAGGGTTTCGGGATCGACCAGTTCAAGGTCTCCATCAACCAGGATGGGAGGGACGCGCCCACCGCCGCCGCCTGAACCCCGGAAAGCTTCCTCTCCACACCAAGGGCACGCGGTGAGCGCACGGTCGTAAGGTGAATTACATTCTATATTTGAGCAAATGCGTATGAAATTGGTTTTGTCGCGCTTCTTGACAATCCGGTCTAGAGTCCATTCCCTGGAACTGTCCGGAAGTCCGTGCTCGGTGACATTACCGACGTGATCGATTAAAATTAAATACTTTTTATCGGGCGCAGGTCTGAGGCCGCGGCCGCACATTTGCAAATATTTGGCGGTGGACATGGTCGGGCGTCCCATGCCGACGCACTCAATGCCGGGGACGTCTAGACCCTCGTCGAAAAGATCGATATTCAATAAAACTTTGATGCGCTTATTTTGGAAGTCGAGCATCCCGTCGAGCCGCTCTTTATCCGTCGACTGCGCGGTCAAGAGTTTCGCAGGGATGCCGGCCGACTTGAATTTGGTTTCGGTGAGATTTCCGGTCAGCATGTCGGTCACAAAATAAATCGCCTGTTTTCCGAGAGCAAACTTTTGATAGTTCGCCACCATGTCGCCGACGATCGCGGACTTTTGCGAAGCCTCGGTCATCGCTTCTTTCGAGTAGTCCGTCCCGTTTGAGGCCCGTCGGAGGAAACTTTTATAGTCACTTTGTGGGATTGCGATTTTATATTTACAGAGAAATTGATTCTCAATTCCCCATCGGGTAGAAGGCCCTTCAACCATGACGTCGAAGACCCCGTCAGCATGTCGGCCAAGTCCTCTTTTATCAAGCCGGCGAGGTGTCGCCGTAACTCCAAGTCCGATTGCGTTGGGAAAAGCATCGATAGCCCGTCCCCACTTATTATTCTTAAGGAGGTGCGCCGCTTCGTCTGTGATCCAGAGCCGGATTTTTTTCGCCCACGCTTCATAGTTACGCCCCCGCGCATTGAGAGTGTCGACCGAGACCACCGTGACGATCCCGTTGAAGTCATAAAAAGACTTCTTTAAAACCCGCCTTTGCGCGGCGATGATTCCGGAGATCACAGGCTTTGGAGCTATTATATTGTGAATTATCCCTTCCTCGGCAAGTGTGAGGCTGATCTGCTGGACCAATTCTTTGCGGTGGACGAGAATGGCGGTGGGCGTTTTATCGAGAGATCCAACAGCCATTTCATTGGCTATCGTACAGAAAAGACGAGTCTTTCCCATTCCTGTCGGAAGCTGGGCCAGGACGTTTTTATGTCCAGCCCGCCACTCGTCATAGATCTCATTTTTTAGATCGACCTGATAAGGTCTCAAAACCGTTGCCATTTGACAGATCGTGAACCTTTCACCGGAAAGCTGTCAAACTTATTTAATTATTTAATTGATTATTTAATTCCTCGTGCTATTTCTACTGATCACAGAGGAGATAAAACAATGTTTAAAATTTTGATTCAGGGGCGAACGATCGAAGAACTGAGAGCTAATTACGAGCTTTTCAATAACGAGTTGAATCGAAGGGTTTCAATTTCAAATCCGCTAATTCCTGAGCCTGCTATGTTGGATGAGGAGGAGCAAGAGGATTTTTTGACCGAAGCCGCGGCGCAGCCGAGCTCGCCGACAATTCCCCTTGGCCTGCCAGCGGAGTCCGAATCGATGTCAGCCGTTTCAAAAAATGATATTGATTCCAAAGGAATGCCGTGGGATGCGCGAATTCACGCGAGCAGCAGAGCGGTCACAGCCAAGGGATCTTGGCGCTATCGCCGTAATGTTGAGGACTCGACTATATATAAAGTGGAGCAAGAGTTGATCGCGGCACTCAAAGGCGCGCCGGTGACACTTCCACCGACTCCGGCAATACCAGCAGCGCCTATTCATCACGTCGCAGTCTCCCCCGCGCAAGCTCCTGTTCAGCAAGTCGTCCCTTCCGTGCCCGTCGTGCCTCCTGCCCCTGTCGCTCCCCCACAAATGCCGCGGCCTGAACCAGCGCTCCCAAGCGCCCACACGGTAGAGACTTTTAAAAAGCTTCTCGTGCCGACGCTTGCTGACCTGGTGAAAAAGGGCAAGTTGACTCAAGAGTACGTGAACCAATTGACCCAGCATTTCGGCGTCGACGCCATTCACAAAGTCAATGATCAGCAGGCCGAAGAGATGTTCCACAATTTTATCCAATACGGAATGATTGCGAAGGCTGAATAATGGCCATCGTCGATGTGACCGCACTTTGCTTGCAAGAGATTCTCAGGAGAGATTCTATACCTCTTGTTGAAGTGATTAAACGTCGCCCGGTAACACCGCGAGATTTTAAATTGGCAGGTCCTCCGGGATCTCCTGTTTTTAGCAGGGTCTGGATCACATCGCACGATTTAGCTAATTGCCTTTTGAAATTGAAAAAGGGCATTGATGATTTTGGCGACGATATGATTGCAGCGACCAATAAGATGGAAGCTCTATTTAAGGATGACTTATGAAAGCCCTTGAGATCCGTTGCTCAAATTTAGCCCGTCCAATGACCTGCGCGGGCTTTTTATCTTTCGAGAATCTGCCGGAATTTGAAAGCGGACCGGCCGCGGCTGAAGGTACGGCCGCGGGAGAGCTCTTAGAGCGGATGCTTCTGGGGCAGGATATTCCGAAGCAGGCGCGTAACGGAGTTTATTTTAACGACGAGATGGAATTTTATCTCAAACCGATCGTTGAGGAAATCAATGGCAACAGACAGTCAGAAGTTTTATGTGAGCAAAGAATTGATTGGATCTCGTCTTCTGGTGTGCGGATTCGAGGGAGCTACGATATATCTTTTATTCGGAACGGATGTTTATACATTGACGATCTCAAGTACGGATGGGGAATCGTTGAAGTTAAGGACAATTGGCAGTTATTGGGATACGCAATCGGTGAGGTCATTCGCCGAGCTATTAGTTTCGAAAAAATTATTCTCAGGATCCATCAGCCGAGACCTCATCATGAGGATGGGTCTACTCGTGAATGGGCCTTATCATACGCTGAACTTCTTGCTCACAAAGCGAAAATCGACGATCGTTTACAGCAAATCGTCAGTGGCTATCGTCTCCTTGAAACCGGAAAACAGTGCAAATATTGCTCTGCTTCTGCCGAGGCTTGCCCGGCTTTCAATCGCCTTTTTTATCGCGCTCTGGAAGTTAGCTACGACTTTGTTCAAGACCAAATTGATGAAAAGGAATTGGCGCGGCAACTAGACCAAGCCGAGCGTGCTGCAGAAGTCATCAAAATTAAAATGGACTCACTTTCCCAGCTCGCCACTATGCGAATCAAGTCTGGAAAACTCATTCCCGGCTACGTTACCGAGGAGCGCTATAGCGACCGCAAATGGAAAGACGGAATCACGCCGGACGTGATTGAAGTTTTAACGGGTAAAAAAATAATCGAGCAGGTCATGCTCTCGCCGGCCAAGGCTGAGAAGGCCGGCATCGATAAGAAATTCGTAAACTCTTTGGTTGACAGGCAGTTCCTCGGTCAAAAGATAGTGAAGAAAGATTCGAGTCAACTCGCAGATAAAATCTTTGGAACAGGAGCGCCGAGCCGATGAGTGATCAACAGCCTGACCCGCACGCGTGCATTTTTCACAACCGTCTGCGGGCGCTTCAGGTTTTTAGAATTCAGGATTCGCAAACTAAGGCATGGTTTCAATACGGACTCTGCCCAATTTGCGCGAACAGATTGAAAAAGCAAGAGAGCTTCAAGAAGGACATAAGCGACCGACTTGAAGAAATTTTAGAACAAAGTAAAAAGAAACAGGAGATGAAAAATGCTCGGAAAGTTTGAACTACTCCCATACGATTCGTCCTCTCAAGCGCTGTCGAATTCGGCTTTACAAAAGGTCGATGATGTACGCGCATTCATTGAGACCAATATCAAACCAGGGCGCGAAGCGAGTCTAGCAATGACTAAAGTTGAAGAATGTTTTATGTGGATCGGAAAAGCGATTCGCAATGATCAATACGAACGTCAGTTCAAAAAGGAGGAATAAATGGCCAGCGAAGGTAAATTAGTAATAGTTCAGGGGCGCATGGTTTGGGCTTCAGGTGACCTTTTCAAAGGAAAAGGTCAAACAATTTTCGGCACTAATCAGCCGTCGATTGACCCGAAGACCGGAGAGCAGAGCATTCAGTACGGCTTTGGATTGTCAGTGCCGAAAAGTGAGTTGGCCGATCCCAATCGCGCCGGAGCTCTGTGGAATGCGATGCACGAGGAAGCTTTCACAATGTTTCCCTCACGTCAGATTCCGCCCAACTTTGCGATGAAATATAAAGACGGAGATAATGACGTCGACGACCAAGGGCGTCCGTACAGCGCGCGTGAAGGCTACGCCGGATGTATCGTTTTTGCCATGACCACAAACCTTCCTATCCGTTGGTTTCGCTGGGAGAATGGTCAAAATGTTCAGGTCATCGACGGAATTAAATGCGGCGACTATGTGAACGTGCAAGTCAATATCAAAGCGCATGGTCCAGGTCAAAAAGGCGGCAAAGCGGGTCTTTATTTAAACCCCATGTCAGTTCAACTTGTGGCCCCCGGAAAAGAGATCATCAACGCTCCCACCGGCGATCAAGTCTTTGGCTTGGCGGCTCCCGCGGCCCCGCCCAATTATGTTCCGCCTCCCGCTCCTACGATGCCTCCGGTCTCCAGTATGCCTGCA